CATCTGTAGCCCAAAGGAACAAATTGGGATTTTGTCCGCGCGAACCCACTGGTACAAGCGGCTGAAACCCCACAACAAGAATTTGGTGAAGTCACTCCTTTCTCGAAAGAAGTGCCTCCACCTAAAAGAAATTCTACACACGGCGGACGGAGTGCTTTCAAGCCTGATAGCCTCCTTCCCCGAAGTATTCTACAGTCCTGTCCGAGGTCGCGAGTACGCGGTCGCGGACAAGATTTTGAACAATTTGATTTCGAACGGGCTCCAACGGTATGATTCGTTGGTGTCCGATCTGAAGTCAATGCGGAAGAGGTTTAGGAAGTGCGGATTCGAGTGTCTCGAATTCGAACTTACTGAACATGAATCTCGCCACTATGGGTCGTGGCTACGGGACGTCGCCCGTATCTACAACCCTATGGCAAAAAGGACTTCAAAGGCCAAGATGTTCCGAGTCTGCGTCTTCACGCAGTCTCGGGCCACCGGCCTAGCTGGACCTGTTGCAGTGCGTAACACTATCGAGAAGTTTCTCGATACTGTTACCGTGCAAAAGGAATTCAAACCTGACGACCTGCTTCTTGAATGCATTGATGCAATCACGAGCCAGGTCGTCCAGGAGGCTAACGGTGGGAACCCTCAGTTTCGAATTAGTATGTCTACTAGTTCGTGCACTGAGAACCCGAAGAAAAAGGAAGGGAAGTTCGGCCTGGTACGTAAGTCCAGGCGGGAGTTCCCCTCCATTCCGAAATTCTCGCCCACCAACGAGGGCGGCCAGTTGGGAAACTGGGCGTTCTGGAAGGGAATCGAGTTAATTGAAAACCGGGACCCCTCGGTGTTTAGAGTAAACATCGCGGGGATCCGGGAGAATGGTAAATGTCGGGTTGTGACATCGGGATCCTTTTTCAAGGATGCCGTGCTACAACCCTTCTCTCATATGACGATCCAGGCCATAAAGAACAGGCGTTCTTTAAGGAATGGGTTGTCAGCCGGAAGACTAGGATGGAGGTTCATCTCCAGAGTCGATCACCTCGACCCTGTGGATGGCCACGTCCTATTCGAAAAATTTCGTAGGGTGTTGTCAGTGGACTGGGAAAAGGCCACGGACAACCCCACGCATGAATCAGCACACGCGATTTGCGGATCTCTTCTTGAAAAGATGCGCCTACCGCGTGATGTCTTAGATGCGGTGAAGGCGATCTGGCCAGGCCGGAAAGCACTTTACCACAAAGGAAAGTTCGTTGGTTGGCTCGCCAACGGGGTACCCATGGGTGACCCGCTGACGAAAACCAATATTTCTCTAGCGCACCCGATATGCGAGAGGTATGCATCCTCTCGCGTACTGGGTGTGAAAATTGTTCACGACGGAAACGGGGATGATACTGCTATCATCCTCGGGTCCGACAATGAAGAAAAGATATCGGATTGGGTCGAAGCCTATCATTCTGCAACCAGAATGTTAGGCTACGTCCCTAGCGAAAACGACACCTTCGTAACAAGTACCTGGGGCACTTATTGCGAGGAGGTCTTCTGTATACCTATCGATCGCTTCAACACTGTGCGAACAGGGTCGAAGCTGAAAGATAATCGATTGCTCCCGTACCTGGATCATCCCAAGATGAGACTGGTACTGGATACACAAAAGGATAGAGCCGACTACTCCTCCAGACCGGAGGGGAAGGTGACTCTACTTGGAAAAGATCAGTCATACACCGACGGGACTCTAGAGGGTAAACTCTTTAGAGTCGCGTCGGCTATGCAAGACATATGCCTCGGGGTGAGGTATGAGCAGAAGCCCATGTACCTACCCCCCGAGGTATTCTCGATAGGCAAGGTCCCTGACCTCTGGGAACCAGAGTCATGGACCAATGCCATATGGTCGCAACCCGCCAAGGTGGTGAATATCACCACCATGGCGATGCGCGAATTAAACGGTGACGCCGAGCCGCATCTTACACTGAAGAGATCAGTGAAAGTTGCGGAACGACATTTTGAAAAGGAGTTGGTCGTAGAGGAGTTTGAGCTCCCCGACGACGACCCCATCAAAAATTTGATGTTCATCCCCCGATCCGAAACTCACAAGTTTCCGATCGGGGCGATAGAACGATTGGTTGAGAGTGGACACCTCACGACCTCACAGGAGGTCGAGGGGATATACCTCTTTCAAAAGAGACTGGAGACTTTGGAGCAGGCCTTACATGTAGACCTGTTCCAGAATCTCCGAACAATGGTAAAACCGGAGGTGGAATTCTCCAAAGAAGAAGTCCGCGCCACGGTTGAGAAGTTTCGAGGGAACTTCCACAAGAACAGGTATCTTTTGCGGAGACCTGCTAGTGTGGATTATTACCTCACCAATGACATAGACGGACTCAGGAAGTCCGACCCCTTGAGGGTCGACATTCCTGGGTTCGACTATATAAATAGATTTCAGCCCCGCCTGCAGGCCGACACGCCAATGCGTCGGGCCCAGGAGAGGCTGTTCGAATGGATCATCCACTGGAAGGACGCCATAATCGAGGAACGCGATTATGACCTCCCTCCAGTCGAACTACTGGAGGACGACCCCATCATTCTCAAGGAAATTGAGAGAGGTGAGGTCAGCCACTATATCATAGTGACGGACGACCTCCGGCTTGTGAGACTTGCGCAAAACAAGTTCACAGGTCGGGACGTCGCCCGAATATCAATACGCAATTGGGTACGTATCGACTGTCAAGAGTCGAACGTACTCAATGCTCTAGAAGAGATGGGCCTCGATACTAAAATCATCGTTGATGAAGGTAGTCTCGATGCCTTTCTATTGTCGACCGACATCGCGCCGACCAGCATAAACGGCTGGACGACGGATGTCAACCTTAAAAGACCAAGGGAACAGGAAGAGATCTGGGATGTCTACCTGGCCCCTATCGAATTGACCCCGATTACTGTCCACTCTATCATTGAAGGGCGGGCGGTAGTCAGGAGAAACCTAAGACGTAGGGGTGCGCGGCGACAACGTCGCTGAGCGCTCCCTACAGTTTGTCGGTACCTCACGCAGTTTAGCAGGAGGGCAGCCGAGGTCCAAAGAGACCGCTGCACCTCCCTAAAAGCCAAAC